GAAAAGCCTTTCCAAGAGGTGGTAAAAAACCATCTGATTTTTATAACAAACCTAAAGGAAGATAATGCCTGGTGGACTTAAAAAAAAATCATTAAGAACTGAATTAGATTTAACTCCCAAACAAAAAATGTTTGTGGAAATATACGTTAAAGATTGGGGTTCTATTACACAAGCTGAAGCTCTAAAACGTGCAGGCTATGTGTGTACTAACGAAAAAGATTATGGATCTGTTGCATCTAGAATGTTGTCTAGAAAACACAGCCCCCATATTGCAAATTATTTTGATAAATTATTTGATCTTGAAAAAAAGAAATATGAAAGTGACAACCTTAGAAGATATAAAAGGTTAGAAAGAATTGCTGACAAAGCAGAGAAAGAAAAACAATTCGCTGCTGCTATCAATGCTGAATATAGATCTGGTCAATTGGCTGGAGCATATGTTGATCGTAAAGAAGTAACTGTTAGTGGTCTGGAGGGTATGTCACGTGAGCAACTTGAGAAAAAGTTACAGGAACTATCAAACAAAATCGATGGCTTCAATGCCAAAACGATTGAAGTTGAGTCCGAAGACGTTACAGCAATTGAAAAAGGCTAGTTGGACTGAATGGTTAGATGCTTTTAACCAAGTACATAACTCCACCATCACCACTTCAATTGGTAAAATTAAGGTAGAGATTGATGACTAGAAAGAAACGACAACAATCAAAAATACTTAACTTTGATTTTAAAAATCTCGGAAATGTTATTGACGACTATCCATTTGTAGAAATTGAGTGGTGTGATATCGAAGGTGATGCCGGCTGGTCTAACACAAAGGATTTAAACAAAGAACAACTACCTGTATGTGTCTCAAAAGGTTATTTGTTAAGTCAAAAAAATGGTATTACAAGGATATTTAGTGACTACATTAAGTCTAAAGATAAACCAACGTTTGACAATATTGGTGCAACAACTATTATTCCAACAGCAGTGATTAAATCAATTAGGAAAATTAAACTATAAATAACTTACTCAATCATGTCTAATAAAAACGGGGAATCTAGACTATGGCAAAAGGTAAAAAAAGGACTTACTGATTGCTTCTTAACGCGCATAGAATCCAGTACAATCAACGGTATTCCAGATATTCACGCAGTCATGGGCAATGAAGTTTTTTGGATGGAATTAAAATCAGATTCATTAAGTTATCCGAAGCTTAATAAGTGGCAAGTTGTTTGGATCAATAAATATATAATGGCTGGTGGTAAAGTTATTATCTTGGATGAGACACTCTTGCAGAAGTCTCTTAAACTCTACAGACCGGTGTCCGTTTTCACTGATCCTCGTTCCCTCGTGCCGTTTGCCTCGTTCTCGTTCCCGTTACAATGGCCACTGGTCCAGCGCAGGATGCTGCAGGAGCTGGGACGGCAGCCTGATGCAGCGTGATCCTCGTTCTCGTGCCCTGGCCACTGATCTTTTCCCTCTTTGTTTGATCAGTGGCCTGGGGACCAGCAGCAGGTGGTACAGCTCAGGTCTCGTTTCTCGTTGACAAACCTCGCTCGTTCTCGTTAAACTTAACTACACTGGTCCCGCCAGAGCAGCTGGTACGCATCCTTCAGGATCCAGGTGAAGCTCTCGTTTCTCGTTCTCGGTAATGGATAAACCTCGTTCTCGTTTACTGGCCAACGGTGACGTCCCTGCAGGGTGAGCTTCAGGGGGGTGCAGACTGGAATCAGGAGAAACTTTTGCTTGACGAGTATCCCATGATGTCGTATGGTCAGACTAAACAAAGGATGAAAAGATGTTTCGAAAGATAAGATCAAATAATTTAGATAAAATAAATAGACTTCAATCAATGAAGACCTATCCTATAGGAGCAAGGGGTAAAAGAGATGTTCGTATAAATAAATTAATAAATAAATTATATAATAGAAAGGAAGGATATGGCAATAGATTTTGATGCCCTCGATCTCGTTCGAGGAGAGAACAAAGCTCGTTTATATAACACTAAGTTAGACGGACTCCAGCAGCAGGTGACTGAGCTCACCAAGCTGGTAACCGATGTGGTAAAAGAACTTCCAAAGGAAAAGGTATGGTCGTTTGAAGAAAGATTAAAAAAAATAAAAGAAAGGGGTTGACAGGTATCCCATCGTGTCTTATATATACATCGCACCTTCAGGTGAGACTGTTATGCCATGGCCGCGCAAGTGTCTTGTTCCACCTGATGGTGTTTAACCAAAGGAGAACTACATGATAAGTAAAAAACTAATACAGCAGATGAACAATTATTATGATCAAGAGTATATCAAAGATGAGTCAAAGCCCAAGGAAGACAAACCTGAAGAAGGCAAAGTATACGCACTGACCGGTGACCGGGGCACGCGCTGCATTGCAAACGGTAACACGTGGAAAGACTCGGAGGTGAAGGATGACTGATGAGCTGAAGGAATGGTATCTGATGCCAAGCATCACCGAATGCCTCGTGGAGTACGAGAAGCAGGACATAGGTTTGATTGCAGACATTGCTAAACACGGCTGCTCAGGAGGAGTCGCTGGTATCGTATACTACGATGAAACAACTTCGTTTCATGATCACCATCAAGAGGAGATCTGGCAATTGGTCCAGGACCACGCGGATGCAGCTGGACTGAAGAACGGTGAGTTTCTACAGCACATAACCAAAGATCCAAGCTCGTTGAAGCATTTAGTTAATGATCTCGTCTGGTGGGCGGTCGAAGTTAGGGCTCAGGAGCTGCATGAACTGGTACCTGCAGCTGGAGCGTCCACATGAGTTTAGTCCTCGTTTGGCTGTGCCTTTTGTTTATGTTCCCAACATTCACATTAGCGGGCACTGGGATCCTGATGCTCTCGCTCGTTGGAATACTATGATACCCATACCTCGTCTCGTTTCTAGAGTTGCATGCACCTGCGCAGAGATTACTGATGGAGTAAGGACTGGCGCTGGGAAGCTGATGGAAAAGCTCGGCCTCGTTTGAAGTAATGGATAATGTGGTACATAGATTACTATGGAGCTGAGCCCCCTGCTGGTAACTGCTGTGGTAAGAAGAATGGTTAGGTTTCTACTTTAGAATGATTCTAAAAGATAATACTTGCACTAGTGCATAGGATACGATAAGACATTAGGATTAATCAACAAAGGAGAAAAGTTATGGGATTAGATCAACACGCACACCTTCGAGGTCAAGAGGTAGATTGGGAACAATACTACTCTGATGATGATTACGGAGATAAGGCAAAAGTTTTTGTGTGGAGAAAACACGCAAGACTTCAACAGTTCATGGCGAAGAAGTGGGACGAACAAAACACAACTCATAAACATGAGGGAATGCTTTCAAGTTTAGGTTTTAATGGCGATTGTGAAGCACCTTGCTATATGACTGAAGACGTTGTCAAAGAATTAGCCGAACAGATACAGAAAGATTTTTCTGACTATCACGCAACAGACGGATATTTCTGGGGTCAACAATCACAAGAGGAAAGTGTCAAGCACTACAAGGAACAAGATATCAAGTTCCTCAAATTCTGTGAACAAGCGATCAATGAAAAAAAGGTCGTTGAATATTGGTGTAGTTGGTAATGGCTAAAGATAAAATTAACGAGGCGACTACTGTCGCCTCGTCTCGTTCTCGTGGTGGAAATAAGAAAGATAATAAAACTAAACAACAACTGGGGACGGCACGGGAACTTTTATTCACCCAAAAAATAAAAAGACTATTTAATATGTTAGAGGATAATAATGCTAGTTATACTATTGCTAGACCTAATAAACTTAATTAAAAAAAAGATAAATAACTTGTTGCATAAGATTTCATAAGATGTATTAATTAGAGGTATTTATAAAAATACATAACTTAACAAAGAGGTAAAAATGCAAACAGCAAAAAAGCTAAAGCAAGACGAAAAAAAAGTTGTCCTAGCTTATGCAACACTAAAGCTAAAAGCAAATAGACTTAACAAAGAGTTAGATAGCATGAAAGAGCATGTTGTTAATCTATTTGATAGAACAAACCAAAACTTAATTATTGTTCAAGATGAGCATGGAAATAGTTTTGGATTGCAAAAGATTAACAGAGTTAGAAAATCTTTTGATAAAGATAAATTTAAATTATCACATTTAGATTTATACAATGCTCACCAAAAGCAAATTGCTTATTGTGAGTATAAGGCTATTGGCGAGGTATCAAATGCCCAATAATGATTTGATTAACATAGCTAATGTATTGAGTGAGAAGTTAAACTCTAATGCACCTACTTCACTTGCTGACATGGTGGTGGACAATGGACAGAAAAAACAACTCAACTATGAGATCATGTTCCAATTGTTAATGGGCGAATGTGAAAAACACATACTTGAGAATGTTGGCAACCCATTGGTTGACGAGTTCAAGGACAACATACTTAAAAAGTTCAGCACCCTTGTTCAAGCGATACACAACACAGAATAATAATTAAACCATAACCAATGGCGTCTTAACTGACGCCATTGGTGTATCTAGTCTGTACCTATTACAAGGCTCTTATCATATACAAAAATCGTTTTTAAAATTGCAGGTTACAGGTTTCGCGTTCTAGGGCTAGGTTTTGTAAGGTGAAAGGGTTTACAAAGTAGGTTATATAGATACACTAGGGTCCCAAACGAGATGAAAATAGAAAACTTAACTGAAGATGAATTAAAAGATATTATTCTAAAAAAACAGTTGGAGTGGATCAAGCTGTGCCAGGATAATTTTTTAATTTTTGCCGAGTCTGTCTGGCAAGATTTTATCTATCGTAAAACAAAGGACCCAAAGAAATACGGGCACCATCAAATTATTGCTGAGTCTTTCCAAGAAATTGCTGATGGAGATGCAAAGAGGCTCATAATCAATATGCCACCCCGTCATACTAAATCTGAATTCGCATCTTATTTATTCCCTGCTTGGTATATTGGAAAGTATCCAAAGAAAAAAATTATGCAAGTTTCCCACAACGCTGAACTTGCTTCAAGGTTCGGTAGCAAAGTTCGTAACTTAATGAATACCAC